TAATTTAGTGATATATTCAAATTTTGTAATGTCGCCTTGAGCGAGTGCAAAGACTGACTGATACCATCCCCATTTAATTGCAAAGCTGCTTGTTGATCCAAGTCCAGCTCCTGTCCCTGACCCAAATAATTCAGGGTAGTTTTCAGTAACTCCTGACTTAAATGATAAAAAAAAACCACTGCTCCAAAAACTATATCTAAAGGCATTTCAATTAATTTTTCGTTAGCCCCTTCGTAGTCTTGTATAGTGTACCTTTCTTGTTTTTTTTCTACAATAGGTCTGTACAATACCGACATAGCTTTATGCATATTTGTCCATTCACCTAAATAATTATCCAAGTCTATAAATTCACCTAAAGTAATATCTTCTAGTATTGGAACAAAGCCGTATTCTACACCATCAAGTTTAAAGCGTTGTGTTAAACTGTAATCTTTATTAAGTATATTGGATAAGTCATTCGTTACATTAATCAAGTCACTGTACCTTACCCTAGCTACGTCTTTAAGGTCTACATTACAAAATATTTCTAACATTTTCTGTAACAAAAAAGAAGTGTTCTTGTTCTCTTCCGTTTCTAGTTCAGCATACTTTTGGTATTGCTTCAGTGTAACTTCACGTAAATTAGTTGGTACTAGTATATCTAATTGCATATTCATATAACGTTTTACTTTAGTATTTTTACAAAACAAAAAAAGGGTAACCTTTACAGCTACCCCTACCTAATCAAACTACATTAATCAAAAGAAAAATTTCTACATAAATATAATAAACTTATTTTAATTATCCTAACCCTTGTCGTGATCTGCTAACATATTGTATTCAGTCTTGCATTTGTCAGAACAAAAGTGAACACCAGTATCTTCAAGACGTTCGTTACAATTATCACAACAGTAATTTTCCCTGTAAGTGTCAATCGTACCTTGTGCTATTTCTGACCAGTTAACACTGTCAATGAATGCTAAAGCATAGCTTTCTGCAAGATCATTACTAGTGTCTAACAATTCTTCTGTATAGTCCCTGAAGTGTTCACCTAATTCATAGGCTGTAGGGTTGTCTACTAACAAGTCTTCCCAATAGTCTGTGTCAATGTCGTCAAATATTTCTAAGCTAATTCGCCAAGTTGGGTAATTAGTCCATCCGTTGTATTTAGTCCATTCTGCCATAGTTGATAGTTATATTGCTAGGGTCAATGCCTTCGCTGATTAAGTAATTTTTTGCTAGTTCGTAAAAACGTCCACAAGATAAACTGCCCTGCCAAGGCTGTGGACATAATAGTTTTCCGTTAACGTACATTTTGTAACCAAGTACGCAACTGCCTGTGTCACCCATTTGTTGATCTACTAAACGGATTAACTTGTTAATTTTTGTTTGTTGTATATATGTAAGCATAATTATAGTGTGTTAATTTATTAAACGTACTCTTTTTTTTTATAGTGTCAAATTTGTCAAGTTTTATTTTTGTCGTAAAGCTGAATTTGTAGTATAATGATCACGTAAAACATTGTGCTGATCCTGCAAAGTATTTGCCTTGATGCGTCCACAAATAGGTATACATTCCGTAACATATACATCATCAACTTGAAACTTGGTGCTACCGTTTTTAATAACCGTACCCTTAACGTGGTGTCGAGTCCGTCCAAAGTAACCCCATTTTGCCTTGCTTCGGTCAGGTACTGACATTTTTATAAAGCCTAAGTACTTGCCTGTGTGTTGGTCAAACAATTCCTTGTGATAACCAATAATTTCGAATACTGAATCTGTCATAATATAGTTTTTTGTGTTACTGTAACTTACTAAAATTTAAGGAGTTAACCAAATTATTTATTTTTAAGTTTAGCTAAAAATTTTTGGTTATTATCATAGCATTTATCTTCAAGTATAAAAGTTATTTTTCTACGTAAATTTTTTAATTCCATTACGGTTAAATTATTAAGGTCTAAATTTGTCATAATATAGTTTTTGTATTTGTTAATTATAAAACAAACGTACAGAAGTTTACATTAGTGTCCAAAAAATAATACAATTATTTATCTTATAGCATATTTACCGTAGTTTGGTCTAGCTAGTTTATTAATTACACTATATCTAATTGCGTCACAAGCGTGGTTATATTTGTCTACTGGTTTATTAGTTAAACTACCGTCTTTGTCTTCTATGTATTTGTAGTTTCTCATTTCTTTTATAATATTGCTACTAGTGTCTTTAACGTGTAGTCTGTACCTTCTAAGTAAATCTATACCTTGATTTATAGCACCTTTTGCTGTAGGCTTTACATTCCAACCCATTCTGTGAATTTCTTCTATACTCTTAGGTTCTGCACTATCAGCATACACTTCATCTCTTCTGTCTATACCTAACTTGCCTAATTCTTTAGCTATATCCTGATTAGTCAAACCAGTTCTGTAAAGTAATTCTTCTAAGTATATATTGTCGTCAAGCATATAAGTGCCAACCAGTGCTGTTGGATCATTACTGAAGCCAAAGTCTAAACCATAACTAACTAACTTTGCTTGGTCAGGAATCTTAGCTATTGTAACAAAGTCAAATATTAAACTTCTGCTTTGACCCCTTTCGCCTAAACCATATACTCGCCAGTAATTATCGTCTGTGTCTTTAAGCCTTTCTATTTCTTCTACTATACTAGTAGGTAAAAAAGGATTGTCTTTGTAGGTTGTTTTGTAAAACGAACAGTCTTCCCTAGTTAGGACCTTGTCATATATCCAGTGAAATTCGTCTGAAGGGTTATAGTCTATTACAATTTGTTCTGTTGTTCTAAATACTAATTGCTGCCAGTCTTCGTAATTTAATTCATTAGCTTCATTTATAAATAACAGATCCCTTTTACGTCCCCTAATTTTTTGCGGCAAGTCTAACGAAATAAATTCTACTGTGTTACCGTTTAAATAGTATTCATTATTTGACTTACTGTGCAGTTCTTCATCATACAAACCGAAGTCCCTTATAATTTGAAAGAAGTCTCTCATTACTGTACCTCTAACAGCAGGGAAACTTTTTCTAACTACAGTTACCATTTTACCTGTGTTATTATGACAGTACTCGAATATAATCCATAACAAAATATTATAGGTTTTTCCTGATCTAGTACCACCTTGCTGAACAACTATTTTACTCCTGTCCTTCTTTAAGTTCCTGAATACTTTGTTCGTATGTATTATTTCCAATTTCCTCTATTGTGTCTATTATTCTAACTTCAAATAACTTTTGTCCATTTGCACCTGTTATTTCTTGTCGTTCTACATAACCTCGTTTTTTACCTTTAGTCTTTAAGTAAAACAATAACTCTGCTGTCTTACCCTCTCTAATTGCTGTCAACAGTTTCATTTCTGCTAAGTCTAAGTTTCTTTCCTCTATATCTTCACAGTCTCTTGCAAAGTCACCGTCTTGCTTTCGCCAGTTATAATAGGTCTGCCTAGAGATATTACTTGCTTCACAACTTATACTAATGTTAGCTGCTGACAATTTAAAATTTTCTAAGAAGTGTTGCTTACTTTTCATAGTTCAATTTCGTTTACGTTTTTGTATATGTCTTTTAGATCCCTTAATATATAATTAGGTAAAATATAATCTCTTCTTTCTGTTAAAACTTCTATTTCAGCAATAACACCAGTAAGTTTTCCCATTGCTCTTCCAATTCTAGGTGCGTTTCTAGTATTTTTTTCTTGGTATTTTTTTACTAAACCATCAAGGTGTTTTTCTAGTGTGTTTTCCATTTTATTTGTTTTTATATTTATTATATACTTCTTCCCAACAATCATCGTGTAAGTCTGCATTTAAAACTTTAACTAAGTCTGCAAACTGAACAAACATTTTTAAGTTTTTATTAAAGTGTACAAACATTTCTAAATTTTGTTTATTTTTCAGTTTCGTCATAATAAAATAAAGTTTCCTGTTCTGCTGTTGGTTTGAATTCCTGCATTTCTGTCTGCATAACCTTGTCTAGTAATTCCTGTTCACCTGCAACATTACCTGAATTATTTATTTTTGCTGAAGATTCATAAAAATGAACAATACCTTTTTTGCCTGAACGACCCATTTTACGACCCTTGCGTGTATGCATATCATAAGCCCATTCTGGAATATCCAAATGCGTATTTTTGTGGTTCATAAATTTTTCGCACAAGATCATATCTATGTAGCGAGATTTTTTGCACCTAGCTAACATAACAACTGCCTGTGTGAATTGTAGTTTTTCCGGACTGTGTTTGTCCTTTTTCTTAGCTAACAAAGTGTACATTTGATACAAAGACCAAATATTTGTAGCAATCTGTGGGTCTGCGAGACCGACATCCTCTGAAGCTATAATGAACATACGTTTCCATACGTATTCCCTATAGTTAGAATTCCATAATTCTATAGCCCAATACAAGGACTCGTCTTCCATACACCTGCGTATAGATTTTTGAAATGAAGATGAGACTTCGAAAAAGTCATAACCTTTTTGTGTTTGTAAACTGAAATTTTTTGACATAGTGTGTGTTTAAAAGTTTACACAAATGTACAATAATTTTTTGAATTACTAAAATGGTAGTTTGAGGGTTCTCATAAATTCGTGCTTTCTTGAAGCCAACTTAGTGTCTTTTTTTAAATCTATAATTTCACCATATTTTTTTCTTAGCATTATAGTGTCTGCTTTTTCTACTTCTTTAGTTCTGTAACTAGCACAACCACCTGCGTTACCGAAAGTATCTGTACCTACTACAGAAAATCTAGTATCTATAAAACAGTGCCTGTGGTAATATGCGTTTAACGCACAAATTTGATAGTCTTCTACAACTTGCATATCAGTATCATAATAAAGTTTAGATCCTTCTAACATACCAATAGTACCACCCATATAACCAGTTCGTTTCAAAGGCTTATGTTCTATATACTGTGCAGGACTAGGGTTCTTGTTAAGACCAAAAAGGTAACAACCCATTATTTTTGCTACGTTTCCTATCCATTGTACTAATTCATATGCGTCACTAGGGTGCATTTTAGCATCCTCACCTGATTCTATATACAGTCTCATAAAGTTTTTTATGTCATCGTCAACCATAAATACATTAGGATAGTTTTCATAAATCCACTGTCTTTTAGCTGTAAGTCCTATAATTTCGTCTGGGTGTGCTATTATTTCTGTTTGTGGGTGTTTGTTTACATACTCCTGCTTTTGTGCATTAGGGACGCATAATTTTGCGTTATCTATAGCATTTAGCGTTGGTATTTTACCTGCTCTTTTATGTGACGGTATTATTACTTCTATTTTAATGCCCATAATTTTTGAAAGTCTTTAACGTTAATTACCATAGCTTTTCCCATATGCTGATTCTTATAACTTTGTGCTTTACCAATTTCTAAAACTGTTTCTAGGTATGTAGTGTCTATTTCATTGTCGCTTGTTATTATTACACAATCATATTTTTCCGAAAACTTTGGTATTACTGGCATTTCTGCATTAGTGTCATCTATTTTATAAAATTCATCTTCAAAGCTGTCCAAAAACATACCTAACTCTGCTTCTTTAAAACCAACATCTAACAAAAATTCTTTTTCGAATAAGTTAGCCAAAACATCAAAGTCAAATTCACCAGTATTTTTATTTAACCTTACATTCAATTCTTTTT